ATAGGCGGTTAACTGCGTTCGTTGTGATCAACTGCATATTTATATAATGGGAAAAAACGAAAATGTAACGAATAAAAAAAGGGAGCGTAAACGCCCCCCTTCAAAATATGGAAAGTGTGTAGGTTTAGGTATGTACCGTAATTGTTCCTGAGTATTCAACAACGGGCGATTTTTCCATGGAAGTAAACGTCAAAGTCATTCCGTTCAAATCTCCCATCGCAGTTCCTGTTGCGGAAGTTCCAGTGGTCAAATAAACTCCGTTCTCCAATCCCATGATCCATTTTGCACCGTTACGGTCAACGGCTACAACGGCTAACTTAGCTTGGGCTAATAACTTCAACTGATTGCGAAGGGCTGCGGTTAGCTTAGGCAATACGATTGAAAGTTCTGTTTGATAAAATGTAGTACCATTTTCAACGCTCGATGTTACCGTTTCGGTAAATTGAGCCGTATTCATTGGTAATTCGTATTTGTAAAACGAACCCGTTACTGTTGAAATTACCCCTGACGATTCAGCACCATAGGTAATATCCCCGAAGTTTTCCAAGTAAACTTCTTTTAATCCACCAACGCTGTCTTTACAAGCGAGTGAATATCCTGCGGTTAGTGCGCAACTCATATCTTTATTTTTTTATTTCAGTTCAAAAAAAAGGGTGGGCGATTTCACCCACCCCCTCGGTTAATAGTTCAATGATCGATTAGGATTAAGACATCATGAAACGACGTGTCTGATCAGGGAATGCGATTTGAACGCCTGCCTTGAATTCAGCAACGAAACGAACTTGATCTGCTTCCTTAGCATAGAAAATTTCAAAACGCTCTTCTTCGTTCAACAAGTCAGTACCAAAAACGAAGTGAGAAGTACGACCTGCGTAAAGGTCATATTGACCGTTCAATCCGTTAACTCCGTACAACTTGATGTTAGAACCTGGCAAAGTCAATTCGTAGTTTTCAACTCCATTCAAGTAAGAAATGTTGAAGTAGTTTTCAGCAACTAAACCTTGCTTAATTGCAGTAAATACGTCGATTCCGCAGAAAATTGCAACGTCGTCGTATCCTTTGATGTCAGCAGGAAGATAAGTTTCAAAAGTGTTCAACAACTTGATAGCGTTTCCAGGTGTATCACGTAAAGCAGCAAAAGTAAGATCGGAAGTCCAACCGTAAGCGCTATCGTTCAAATCAATACAAGCAGTTGATGGAGCGGCAGTAGCTGCATCAGCAAAAATCTTTTGCAATCCAGTGATTGAACCGTCAGCACCTGTACCCTGCCAAACCGCAGTTTCCAAAGCCTTTTGAATAGAAGCAACCTTCTGCTCTGCGTAAACCTGCTCGAATGGAATAGTTGTAGGCATTGAACCCGCAGTCAATTGGGTTTGCATCCAGTACGCTTCCAAAGATTTTGGGCACATTGCTTCGTGAACCTTGGTGTGAACCGCAGTCAAGTTGCGCTGTGTAAAATCGGTAGTGTTTCCATCACCATTGAATCCACAAGTATTGCCATAAGTGAAGGCAGTTGTGGTATCCAACAAGTTCAAAGCAGAAACATACTTTACACCAACTTGTTTGTTGATCAAAGAAATGGTGCGTGCGTTAAATAACGACTTGGTGATTAGGGGTAGGGTCTGTTGGTTAGTATATGTACTTAACCCTGTAAAAGTGTAACTCATTTTTGTTTATTTTAATGCGTTTAAAAGATTTGAAAATTTATCGTTTTGCTTTTCCTTTGAATTCAAATAAGTGAATGCAACAGGCTTTGAAACTTCGGCAGTTGGTCGGCTTGCGACTTCCTCAACAACAGCACTCATGGCTTCGGTAGCTTTACCCATTCCATCCATGCGAGTCATCATGTCGGCAATCATACCTTCCAATTTGGTGATACGCTCGCTCATTGATTCCATTTCCTTTGCGTGCGCTGGCATCATTTCGGCTTCGGCCATTTCCTCTTTGTTTTCGCCTGCTTCGATTTCAACTTCGATCTTTGGCTCTTCTTCAATAGGCATGATTTCAACAATCTTACCGCCTTCGGTTTTGATCTTAGCAACACCAACCAATTCATGCTCACCATCGGGAGCGGGAACGGCATTACCATCTCCGTCGATTACCATTACCTCTGCACCAACAACGATTTCACCGTTGATAGATACTTGACCACCACTTGCAAGGTCGTACATGGCGAACTCTTGGGCGGTTGTGGTAACTTCACTCGACATCAGATAGCTTTTAATTTTTAGCAATTCAGCTTTAATATCCATGTGATAAAAGTTTTATACTTATGAAATGGGAACGTAAAAAAAAGTGACAAAAAAATTATAACATCGCAAGGATTTCGTCAATCAAAATGACTTCCAAAGGCAGTTGCTTTGAGGCTTGGAAAGGTGCGTGAATGAAATCGCCTTCAACGCTGAACCCTTTAAACGTTCCATCCTTAACTTGATTCCATACGTCTTCGTTGTTCACTTTATACGTTCCAAACCAAGTGCCTTCGGGGCAATCCTCGAAGCCTTTGGGGGTAACAATACCACGATCAGCGTCGGTAATAAACGATTCAATCATGAACACGTCCTTAATCGGTGTTTTGTGTTCGGTGTTGACGTTGGAAATGTATTGGTTTTGCATGAACTTCTCCGCAATCTTCTTAATAGTTTCAGCGGTGTAGGTTACGTAGTACTCCCCAAACTTTTCGTCACGTCTGAAAATCATTGAATCGGGTATCATTAACGGCCCTGTAACCAACCGTTTTTCTTCGTTCGATGTGAACTTCATACGATTGTTGAATGCGTGGAAATTACGCTCGATTGCGGGAGCGTTAACGAGTGCGACAAAGTCAACACCTGTGCCTTCGTCATCGTTTACCACTAGCGAGTAAACGGGTAAATCATTGTAAGTATTCATATTATTTTCCTAATGTTGCGGTTCTTTGTAATCTTTGTGAGCGTTTTTGCTTATCTGAAATATCTGTTTCAAGTACGTATGTTCTAACTGAACCTTGTTGAAGATTACCCTGAGCGTCTAATTGCAGTTGGGTACTCCCGATGGTTGGTGTAGTTGTAGCCATTGCAGAAGGTTGAGGTACAGTCCCACCGCCACCGTTTGGGTTCGTTGGTGAGTTATTTGCATTTGGTGATACTTGAACTTTTGTAATTGCTCGCACACGTGCCAAACCTTGTGCAATCGCAATACTTGCAGCAACTGCCGCTCTAATTGGCGCATCAGGGCTGACTATTGTCATTTGTGAAGCATAGGCTTTTTGAGCTGAAAAATATGTATCAATCAAGGTCGATGCAACAGCAAAGGCCTTTCCAGCTTTTGTATTTTTACCTAATAAATCAGATGCTAAATTGAAAGCATCCATTGACATTTTTAGCCATTCATTGGTAGCATCTTTTTTGTTTTGTAATGAAATTTGATCAAGTTCAGCATTTAATTTTATTTCATTTGATAAACCTTTCAACGCTTCCATGGAACGCTCAATATTTTTCTCGCTATCCTCTGCAAGTTTTGAAGTCAATTCAGGTTGCTGAATGTATGTTAATTCTAATTCTTTGTATGATTTTAATTCTTCTTGACGATGCTTTTTAATTTCTTCGGTGTGCTTTTTGTTTGCCTCACTAATTGCCCTTTTATAATTAGCGTCGAGAATTAACCGCTTATTATTTGCATCTGCAATTTCAGAAGTTAATTCTTTAATGCGCTTCTTTTCCTCTTCGGTTGCAGTTCCTGCTTTTTCCTTTGTTTGAAGTGCGCTTTGCTCAATTTGCAAATTCTTAACCCGTAGGTCTGCAAGTTGCTTTTCAAGTAGATAAATATCTTTTGTGCTTTTGCCTTGCGCCTTTGCAAGTTCAATCGCTCTTTCAATTACCTTTTCGCTTTCCTTCATGGCATCCTTCGTTTTATTGAAGGCTTCAACTACTTGTTCGGCATTGTCTTTTGTCTTTGCCGTTGCGCTGTCATCAATCAATCCAAAGGAAATTACGCTTAAAAAGTCACGTACTTTGGCAATGATTCCATCGAATGGTTTTAAAAGGTTCATTACAACCTTTTTCACATCTTCAAAGTTTGCAATAAGCAAACCTAACCCAACAACTAACGCACCGATCCCCGTGGATGCTAACGCTAATCGAAACAACTTCATCGCACCCGTGGACGTTCCCACAACTGCGGTGTATGCCGTTTGAGCAGTGGTTGCAATCGCTAACCTCAACGCACTTTCTTTTTGCAATACGTTGGTAATAGCCGTTACCCCTTGAAGCAAAGCCATTGCACCCTGTGTTTTCTTAATCGCTTCCTCAACCTGTTTGTTTTCCGTACCAAACAAAGCGAGCGCACCCTGAGCAGAAGCGAAACCGCCTGCAATAGCCTGCGCACCTTGGGCGAACGCATCCAAGCGGAACGTATCAGAAGACAAAGCCTTGATCGCTGCCTTGGTATCACCTACTTGGTCTTTAACCTCCCCTGCTCTTTGTTGCAGTTTCCTAAACGCTTCCGTTCCCGATTGGCCTGCTTCGGCCATCTTGTTCAACTCGTTTTCAATCGAGCGCAATTCTTGCTTTAAGTTTTTGAATTGCCCCGTGGCTTGGTCGGTTTCCGACTTAACTCGTAATACTATGTCCTTTTCTACGTCTGCCATTATTCTGTAATTAATTGGGGTTTAGGTTCGTCTGAAATAAATGCACCCGTGCCTCCCGTTAATTGGAAAACGGTTGGTTCAAATGGTGCTAAATCCAATACTTTTAAAAGTTCGATTGAGGTACTTTCGTCGCTATTTGCATCGTAATCATTGACCGATAGCAAGTAGAACAAAGTGCCGTTAATGTAAATCGGTTTGCGGAAGTCAAGGTTGAGAATATCAACTGCCGAAAGTTGTACAAATAACTTTACTTTTTTAGCGTCTTTGTTAGTGTATAGGTTGACGTAATCCAACCAAAATCGGTTGAATAGGTTGTTGTTGGTGTACCTATAAATCGCTCCGCTTGTTTCATCGGATTGATAGTACAACTCCCGTGGAATGCCAAAACACAAATCGGTTGTTGGGTTGTACGGATTGTCTAAATTGCCCGCGTACGGATAACTAGTGTATTCAGTACCCTCGAAAACAAACTCGGTATCGCTTGGAAATGGAATGTACTCATGGTAAAGAATGCGAAGGTTAGGGGTAACAGGCTTTACGTCGAACGTAACATCCCCACCGCTTGCACTTCCTTTATTATCCATGTCGTAATAACGTGCGTAAATGCGTGGGCTCGGAGAAAATCCAACCATTACGCTATTGCCAAATCCAACGTCCTCGGATTGCTCACCATTGCTGAATTCGTTTGAACTAACGTACAACCGTGAACCATAACTTGATTGATACGCACTTTGGTAACGCTTCTCAAAGTAACCGCCCGCATCCTTATAACTAAACTTGTACGTTTTCGGGTTCATGTACCCACATGGAACTACCTCAAATCCTTTCTCAACGTCCCACAATCCAGTCCAATCAAGGTAATTTGAAGTATCGTAAAAGTCGGAAAACGGTTCGATGTATAGTTTCTTCGGATCGTACTTGTCAGGCATGATAAACAAGTTGAACATACGAACCAAGTACATAAGGAAATCGGATTGCTTAACCTTGGGTACAATGGTTTCATTCATGTTCCAGTCATCCCCAGGTTGCATTTTTGGTGTGCCTTCAATTTGATTAAGCCAATAAGATTCATTATTTATTCGGGTTACATCTGTAACATTTTGAGTAATCAAATAAACTACATCGTATTGATCACCTGCGCTTGCAGTATCTTGAAGGAAAAAGCTTTGTGATTTTGTAGTATTTGCAGGCGTGTTAAATCCAAAAACAAGGTCAAAATTTGAACCAATTAAAACACCATTTTTTCTAATTCTACTTCTAACTAATACTTGACCAAGTGGCAATGTTCCACTTACGCAAGTTGCATTTACATTTACTTGAAAATTGTAAGTTCTATCAGATGGAGCGGTAAATTTGTAAGTAATTGGATTATATGAACCACCATTAAAATAAGGAGCGGGAGTATCTGTACCAAATTGATAAACCGTATTTGCAATAGTTCCCGTATATGTTAAATCAGTATTTTGACCAATATAAAACAAGTTTGTTTGCGCTTGTTCTTGGGTAATGTAAGGCACACCACTAACGCCATACGGTACTATCAATTGCTTAAACCATTGCGACGTAAGAAAGTCACTTTCATAAGTAAATCCCGCACCGCTCACAATTTTATCAAGGTACTTTTTTACCGAAATAGCTGGGTAAAAATCTTCCGTAGTAAAAACGTCCGCATAAGGTGCAGGTGCTTGGGTACGTGTGAAACTCGCTTGCCCGTAATCGATTGCAGGGTAATAGTAATCGTTGCCCGTACTGCCTACCGAATTAGTCCACGCATCCACGATATTACTCCCATCCCATTCGTGGTTCAACTCACTAAAATCTAAATCGGTTAATTCGCTATCGCCTAACTGCTTAAACAAGTTCACGTTCTCACCGTACAAACCTACTTCGTACGTCTTAAATTGGCCGTCACTTTTAACCGCTAACAACTGAGCAATTCCATTAAACACCTCAACACTATTCTGCAACACGTAAGCATTTACCCTCACGCTCGGGTCAAATCCAATTACCCACTGATCAAATCGGTAAATTGAACCAAACACGTTATCGTTGTGCGGGGTTCCTGGCACTTCAATGGTTCTACTGACCGTTCCTTTGCGTTCTACG